TATAATTGGGTTGGGTAACGCCGGATGTAAGATCGCAGAAGAGTTGTCCCAATACCCTCAATATAAAATCTATAAAATAGATGTGGGGTTGCCCGATGAAGACAACTGTTTCTCGTTACCGAAGCGTAAGAATCCAGAGGATTATGAAAGCAAGTTTCCCTCTAAGGTTCTGGGCGCCCTTAAGAAAATTAAGGGAAAGGTAGTGCTGATTGTTGGTGGCGGAGGGCGCGTATCGTGCGCCGCTTTAAGGGTATTAGAATGTGTGCGCGACACCTCTATTGAGGTGATATACATTCAACCTGACGCCTCCACTGCCGGCCTCCAGTCTCAACAGTTAGACAAGATAACTTCAAATGTGTTTCAGGAGTATGCGCGCTCCGGAGCATTCGAACGTCTCTATATGGTGTCGAATGGCGAGATCGAAAGAAGCATTGGAAATATTCCGGTGTCCCAATATTACCCACGCCTAAACTCCATCATTGCTTCGACTTTCCATATGATGAATGTCTACAAAAATACGCCGCCCAGTTTTTCCAGATTTTCCGATCATGATGGTATCTCGCGTATCTCTACTTTTGGAGTGGGCACGCTGGATAAGGTGGTGGATCATGTATTCTTTCCACTCGACTATGTAAGCGAGAAAGAATATTATTTCGCCATCAACCAAGAACAATTGGATGAGGATGCAGAATTACTATCTAATATTAAGAGGAGGGTGAAGCAAGAGGATTCAACTATTAAAGTGGGGTTCGGAGTATATCCCACCCCTTATGAGCAAAATTATATTTATATTTTGGCAAACACAAAAATCATACAAGGAGTAAATTATGATGAGTAAAATATATGCGGGGATGTTCCGCAAGAAAAACAATGATCTGAGACATATGACTTTCGTCAAGTTAGACGATGTACCAGCAACATTTTTGGAAACTAAGATCAAGGATAAGTCCAAAGATAGGACGATGCCCACGGGGATGGAGTTGGTATGGGATTTAGACCAAGCCGATTTCCGCGTCTTTAACTATGGATCTCAGGTGGGGACACTCAAAGAGATGGATATGACCGACGAAGAAAAAAATAAACTTTTCGCAAACAAAAGCTTGACACCCTGATCTGGGTGTGTTATAATGGGGATGTCGTTTAGATAAAAGGAGAAAATAATGGCAATTGATATGAAGAAAATGCAAAGCAAATTTAGTAATCTTAAAGCACGTAGTGGCGGAGGTTCTTGGTGGAAACCTAACGATGGTACGCAAACCGTTCGTATTCTTCCAACGGAAGACGGGGATCCTTTCAAGAGTTTCTATTTTCACTACAATATTGGCAAAGAAAATGGTTTTCTTTGCCCAAACAACAATTTTGGCGATGACTGTCCAATCTGTGGTTTTGTGAAGAATCTTTACCGTGAAGGTGACGAGGAATCCAAGAACATGGCACGACAGTTGAACGCTAAGAGTCGCTTCTTTTCACCCGTGTTAATTCGCGGTGAAGAAGGCGAGGGCACCCGCATTTGGGGGTATAGCAAAACTGTGTATGAAACCTTACTTAGTTTAGTGCTTAATCCTGAATATGGGGACATCACTGATCTGGAAACAGGTGTAGACCTAGATCTTCAGTATGGTAAGCCGCCAGGAGGTCAATTCCCCGTCACTAAATTGACCCCACGTCGTCAATCAAGTTCCTTATGTAAGGATTTGAGCGATGAAAGATGCAAGGAATTGCTGGATACTATCCCCGATTTCAGCACCTTGTTCGAGCGTAAGACTACCGACGATGTACAGAAAATGCTAGACGAACATCTAGCAGGTGATAGTCCCGAAGGTTTTTCTAATGAAACACAGAAATATACTTCGGATGCGGATAAAGTAGATAAAGCATTTAGCGATCTTCTTTAATTAATGTCCAAACCCACGGGGAGGCACAGGGTTATCAGGTGCCTCATTTTTTTATAGCGGAACAAACTACCGTCACTTGCGAACAAGTGAGGGAGTTTTGTAACACCGAAGGGGATAAGTATGGCGCGGGTTAAATCTAAAGCAGGTAAACTCAGCATCAGTGAGATGCGTAGTTTAATCAATAAAAAAGCAGGAATGCCAGTAGCGCATGACTTGACTGCTGATAATCCTACTGAAGTAAAAGATTGGATTCCCACGGGTTCAACGTGGTTGAATGGCATCATCTGTCGAGGACGAATGGCAGGTATTCCAGTGGGTAAACTAAGTGAGATCGCTGGCATGGAAGCAAGCGGCAAGAGTTACATGGCGGCACAAGTTGCGGCCAATGCCCAGAAGATGGGTATTGATGTAGTTTATTTTGATTCAGAGTCAGCGATTGATCCTGCGTTTCTAGAACACAGTGGAGTTGATCTCAATCAACTTCTATATCTCCAGGCAATGTCTGTCGAGTTTGTGTTAGAAACTATTGAAGAACTTTTAAAAACCAACAGCAATAAGATGCTGTTTATTTGGGATTCCCTTGCACTCACTCCAGCGATTAGTGATGTCGAGGGAACTTTTAATCCTAATGAGTCAGTGGCAGTGAAAGCGCGTGTGCTTGCCAAGGGTATGTCCAAGTTGGTTGTATCGTTAGCAAACGCACAATCCACGTTGCTGGTTCTTAATCAGTTGAAAACTAACATTGCGGTGCAGAACCCCAAGTATGCGACGGACAGTGAAAAGTATGTTTGTCCCGGTGGCAAGTCAATGTCCTATGCGTATAGTTTGCGCATCTGGTTAACAGGGCGAAGAGGCGCCAGTAGTTATATCATGGACAGCAAAGGATTCCGCGTTGGCAACGAAGTAAAGGCACGACTAGAGAAATCTAGGTTCGGAACCGCAGGACGCATTTGTAACTTCAAGATTCTTTGGGGCGAAGATGTAGGAATTCGTGATGATGACAGTCTTTTCGAGGCAATCAAGAGTTCCGAGCATCTTAATAGTGCGGGTGCATGGTGGAGTCTTACCCACGAGAATGGTGACAAGGAGAAATTCCAAGCGCCCAAGTGGAAAGAGTTGATGCAAGGTGAGAAATTTCGTGCACGAGTTATGCAGTTGTTAGACGAGGAAGTTGTCCTCAAGTTTGACAAGCGACTGGTAGAGGCAGAACACTTCTACCAAGAAGATGAAGAAGAAGAATAGTCGTGATAGGATTAGGTTTTTTACTCTGCATTAGCATGACCCAAATGGACTACACCCACCGCCAAGTGGGGAGAGCTTGTGACTTAATGCCTCTGATCGTTAAGGAATCAATAGATCATGGGATCGATCCTTTCATCACCCTCTCTGTGATTCACGTAGAGAGTTCCTGGCGCCCCCAAGTGGTGAGTGGGGCAGGTGCATGCGGACTGATGCAAGTCGTCCCTAGAATGAATCCTACGCGCTCAGGGAGGGTATATACCTGTAAGGAATTGATGAACCCCTATTTGAACATAAGAGTAGGCGTCGGAGCACTTAAAAAGTGGATAAAAATAGCAAAGGGAGATGTTCCTTTGGGACTATGCGCTTATAATGCAGGATACCGATGCTTCACCAACCCGCGCTATGAGTATTTAGACAAGGTGGCACAACGGTATGACTTTCTAGTCAACACCGCGACAGCGGTAGGAGGTGAAATGTGAAAGAAGAACTTACATCGTTACGTCAGACAGTCGCCCTCTCCATTGAGGCGCATGAAGTTATGAGAGACGAACTAACGAAAGCACAGCGAGATGTGAAGCGACTTAAAAACGAGAACACGAAATTAAAGAAAAAACTTCAGATATTAGAAAAGAGTAAAGATGAAAAGATTAATGATACTTGATGGCAACAATGCCTTTATAAGACACTATATTGTCAACCCTTCTATATCCACCAATGGGCAACCTGTCGGTGGATTAATTGGTTTTATGCGAGGACTTCAAAAGTTAAGCAGAATGATCCGTCCCGATGGCATCGTCGTGGTGTGGGATGGAGCAGGTGGCAGTAGAAAAAGAAAGTCAATGGTGAAGTCCTACAAAGAAGGGCGCAAGCCAGTTAGACTTAATAGGAACATTAGAAACCTAGATGATAATGAAGAAGCAGAGAATGCGATGTGGCAACAACTGCGCGTGGTAGAGTATCTTAACGAGACTCCGGTAGTGCAGTTTGTCTTCCCTGAAGTGGAGGCCGACGATGTGATCGCGCAGACGTGCCTCCTGCCAGAGTTTAAAGAATGGCAGAAGGTGATCGTGTCGAGCGACAAAGACTTCATTCAATGCTGTGATAGTAATACCGTTCTTTATCGTCCAATTCAAAATGAGGTATTGAATGAGAAAGTGATAGTAGAGCAGTTCGCCATTCATCCTACCAATTTTGCGTTGGCACGAGCGATAGCAGGTGACAAGTCAGACAACCTTCCGGGCGTATCGGGAGTAGGACTAGGCACAATTGCCAAGCGCCTGCCGATGCTCAAGGAAGGCAAGACATTTTTACTGAGCGACTTGGAAGAACATTGTGAGCAGAAGATTGAAGAGGGAAGTAAGATTAAGTTTTATAATCTAATCTTGGAGAATATGGATCTGATTAAATTGAACTACAAAGTGATGCAACTCTATAGTCCCTCCATCTCAGTCCAGACTAACAGTGCTATCGCCTCTACCTTTAAAGAGTATGATCCACAGTTCCGACAGACTGAAGTGATTAAGATGCTTTTTTCCGACGGGTTTCCACAAGTGAACCTCGACGAGATTTACAGCGTCTTCAAAAAAATCGTGAGAGAGCACAAAGAAAGATCTTGACAATTTAGCAGAATTATTATATAATCAGATCATGATTTAAAGACGGGAAAGAATATGATCGAAGAAGAAAATAAGACATTTGGTTCGTTTGGGAAATCGTTCCAAGAGTCTCTAGCAAAATTAATATTGGAGGACTCCAAGTTTGCATCGCAGATTGGAGAGGTTCTAGACATGAACTTCTTTGAGTTGAGATATCTCCAAGACTTTGTAAAGAAGATTTATTCCTATAGGACAGACTATACTACCCACCCCAGCAGGGATACGTTCGAGAGTATTTTAAAGAACGAATCGAATGGCGTAAGCAGTGCAGTTAGAAAACAAGTAAGGGATTTCTATGTGCGCATGGTGTCGGGAAGATGTGGCGATGTTGATGAGGAGTATGTTAAGTCCAACTCGCTAGACTTTTGTAGAAAACAGAAGTTGCAAGAAGCAATGCTCCAAAGCGTCAAACTTATGCAGGACTCGTCATTCGATGAGATAAGCAAGATCATTAATGACGCTTTGAAGTTGGGATTGTGCACTGACTTTGGATATGACTTCATTGAAGACTTCGAGCAACGCTATCAATTAATTTCAAGAGGGCCCATTACTACAGGATGGGCAGAGATAGATAGAATTTTAAATGGTGGACTTGGTAGTGGTGAGTTGGGAGTAGTTATTGCTCCCACTGGAGTTGGCAAAAGTATGGTGTTGTCGCACTTGGGCACCAAAGCAATCCAAGCAGGCAAGACAGTTGTTCACTATACTTTGGAACTTCAAGATGTGAGCGTCGGTAATCGTTATGACAGTTGTATTACAGGCATTCGCCTTAATGAATTGTTTCAGCGAAAGGATGAAGTGCTTGAAGAGATCCGCGAAGTCCCCGGAAAACTTTTAATTAAAGAGTATCCCACAAAGTCCGCTACAACACAGACAATTCGCACTCACCTAGACAAATTAAGGCAACGAGATATTGAGATCGGAATGGTGATTGTGGACTACGCAGATATTTTAAAACCTATTTCATTCTCAAAAGAGAAAAGGAACGATCTCGAAACTATTTATGAAGAGTTGAGGGGAATTGCTCAAGAGTATGAGTGCCCTGTCTGGACAGCCTCACAAACAAATAGGAGTGGAATTAACGCAGAAGTTATAACCATGGAATCTATAAGCGAAGCGTTCTCAAAATGTTTCGTTGCGGACTTTATTTTTTCAGTTTCGAGGAAGGTTGAAGACAAAATGAACAACACCGGCAGACTTTTTATTGCCAAAAATCGTAATGGTATTGATGGAGTAGTGTATCCTATATTTATGGATCCTGCTAATGTTGATATCAAAGTATTACCGCAGATCCATATCACTCCTGACGACGAGAAGATGACTGGGATGCAAAATCAGTATAAGAAATGGCGAGATGCCGAACAACAAAAAAAAGAAAGGGGTGAATAATTATGGAGTTATCAAGTAAGGTTCTGAGTGATGTGACTGTGCATATGAAATATGCACGATTTCGAGAAGATCTCCAACGTCGTGAAACGTGGGAAGAGTTAGTGACGAGAAATAAAGAGATGCACATGAGGACTTATCCTGATATGCACGATGAAATCGAGGAAGCGTATCGTTTTGTATACCAAAAGAAGATTCTTCCCTCAATGCGATCACTTCAGTTTAGTGGCAGACCTATTGAGATTTCCCCTAACCGTATTTATAACTGTGCGTTCCTGCCGGTAGATGATTGGCGAGCATTTAGTGAAATTCTTTTTCTTCTACTGGGTGGAACAGGCGTGGGGTATAGTGTCCAGCGACACCACATTGAGGATCTTCCCG